CGACGCGGTTCTCCAACTACGCGACGGGTTTCACCAGCCTGGTCCAGTCATCGATTGTCACCGAGGATATCGCTCTGCGTGAAATGCAGGCCCGGGGGGTGCTGACTACCATCACGGCCGAGGATGTGGCGCTGGCGAAAACATTAAACGCAAACGGAGGTGACGATTGGAGCTCAAACAACTCCTGGAGCGACAACGGGGACGACAGCGATCGCGCCGGCGAAAGCTAAGACCTCCTACGCCGAGCAAGCAAACCGAAGTTTGGTACCGCGACCAGCTGACCGCCCTGGTAAAAGAACTGCAAGATCAGCTCATCGAAGAAGTTTCCCGCACGCCCCTCAATGACGCTTCCGATACGCCGCCTTTGTCTCTTACGGCACGTTTCACCGCGGCTATCCAAAAACTGGCCGGAATGAAGGTCGCCGATATCGCACGGAAATTGACGCTGGGCATGGTGAATCGTGCTAACGCCCAGAACAAGCGTCAGACACAGGCCGCTTATAAAAATGCGCTTGGCATCGATTTGAACGGCCTGCTGGGTGATGAACCTGTCAGGGGCACCGTACAGGAAGCCATCGCAGAAAACGTGGCACTGATTAAATCCATTCATACGGACTTTATCAACGACGTGGGCGGCGTAGTGTTAAGCAACCTGGCGAAGGGAGGGCGACACGAAAATCTTGTCAGCCTTATCCGCGAGCGGGGACGTGTCACCCAGAGCAGGGCGCGGCTGATAGCCCGGGACCAGACCGCAAAGCTTAATTCCGCGCTGACGCAGGTACGTTCCGAAGCGCTGGGCGTTGACCTGTATGAATGGGGCGGTGCCGGCGACGAGCGAGAGCGTGACAGTCACTTCGTGCTTAACCGTATGACCTGCAAATACTCAGACCCCACCGTTTATTCAGATGACGGCGGCAAAACGTGGAAGAAACGGTCAGGCATCGGCGCGTTTGAGGGAAAACCTGGCGAAGACTACCAATGCCGCTGCGTGGCGCTTCCCGTCGTTCAATGGGAATAGCTCCCGCCTATAACCATCGAGATCAATGAATGAAATGGCGAACAACACCCGCCGGGTATGTGATTACTTCGGCAAAAATAACCCGTGCCGGGCCGGTCGAGTATTACGGCCATGAGCTCGGGCTGACGGGCGCGGAAGCCGGAAAAAAGTTCACTATCTACCGCACGTTGGAAGAGCTGACGAAGCCCGAGACGTTGGCATCGTTTGAAGGCCAGACATTAACGCTAACGCATCCCGACAGCGGAGAGGTTACCGCTGCGCAGTGGAAGGACAAGGCGATAGGCCATATCCAGAACGTCCGGGCAGAAAACGATTACCTGGTGTGCGACGCGCACATCAAAGATGCCGCCGCGATTGACGTTATCAAGTCGTCAGGTGTGCGGGAGCTGTCCTGCGGGTACGAGCCGGCGGTGCTGGTCGAGCGCAATGGTGAGATCCACCAAATCAATATTCGCGGCAACCATGTTGCCGTTGTAGCAAAAGGGCGCGTTGGCGCTGACTGTAGGCTTAATGACAAAAAAGGTAAACCGATGAAGAAATTCACACTGAAAGACGTGATCACCTTGCTTAAGGGTAAGCGCGCCAACGACGCCGAAGGGGAACCTCTCACCGAGGAAGAACTGATCGGCATGATTGCCGCGCTGGAGTCCACCCTGGCCGATCTGGAGGGCAACACTGACGAGGCCACATTGCAAAAAGTTCAGGAGGTGACCGACCAGTTGGCTGAGCTCAAGGCGCAGCTTGAGGCTGTTAAAACGGGTACTGTCACCCCGACGGACGCCGAAGGGGATACAGAGACCGACGGTGACGAAAAGGATTTGCGTATCGCGGCGCTGGAGAAGGAGAACGCCGAGCTTAAGCAACAGGTAGCCGATCTGCAGGATGAGCTGGCGAAGCTGAAAGGCGAGCAGGAAGCCTCGAGTGTGCTCAACGATGCCAAGGCCCGGTTCCCTAAAGTGGACGTGTCCAAGGCGAAATCTGCGCGGGAGATCCGCGAACGCGTTTTGACCCACTCAGGCGCATTTAACGATGCTGCGGTGAAGTCGATGTCAGATGCGGAGATCCGCGCCGCATATGCCGCCGCGCAGGCGCTCAACAAACCTCGCGCCAGCAAACTGGGAGACATCCTGCTGGGCGACAGTAAACCGGTTGCTAAAAAGACCGCGGCTCAACGTTTTGGAGGTAAATAAGCATGGCTTTCGGATTCACTGATTGGGATGCCGCGAGCGGCACCATTAAACCGGGATCGATTAAACGGGCGTCGAGCTCAAACGATAAAGTCTGGGGCGAAGAAAACCGCACCGAGGTTGATCTGCCTTACGGCACTTTTGTTGCCGTAAACCCGGAGGGCGGAATCAAAAAAATCGCTGCAGCGACCGATCTCGTTCACGGCATTGTGGTTCGCGATATCTACGGTGATAAGGCACCGCACAACAAACAGGTGAACGTGGGACATTTCTCTCACGGTGACTGCGTCGGCGCACTGACTGTCGACAGTGACGAATTTGTACGCGGGGATCGCGTTTTCGTGGTGGCCACAGGCGACGATGCAGGCAAGGTAACCAAAAAAGCCGCCGGCGCCATCGATTTAGGCTACTGGGTAGAAGAGGTGAGCGCCGGTAACCATTGCGTAGCCATCACCCTGGGCTACCAGCAAACCAGCCAGAAACAGGAGGCCAAATAATGGCAATGGAAACGGCATATTTTGAAGAGGTGCTTCAGGAGTCATTGACTGAGCGCGACACGCAGCTGCAGGAAAAGGAGCTGCCGGAGCTCAATATCGGTGAAGCGCTGCCTATCACCGAGGGTCTTGACTTCGCGCTCGAATACGTTGACTTCGGCGTGACCGACGTACGCGGTTCGCTCAAAGACGGCATTATCGGCAACAAAACCAACTCGCTAAAAACCATCGACAGCGAAATTGAATGGCTCAAGGCCCCTGTCGGTCAGTGGGCGAAAGCAGCGACCTGGACGCAGCAGGAGCTGGAAAAAATCGCCCGGCTAAATATCAATCTGCAAACGAAAAAGCAAGATGATCTCTATGCCAACGCCATGGCGACGATCCAGTACGCCGGCTATGTAGGCCATCAGGGCGTCAAAGGACAGGAAGGGTTGTTAACCGGTGCGCGTGTTGAGGTTATTGCCGACAAAACAGGCAAAACCATCAAGGAGATGAGCGCAGAGGAATTTATTTCGCTGGTGCTTGACGCTTACAACGTCGCCTGGGCGAAATCAGGCTATCGCATCCAGCCAACCCACATTGCAATGGATGCCTCCGATTTTATGCTGGCGATGCAAAAGTTCGACACCAACAGCGTCATCGTGGGCGTCGATCTGCTGCCGGTATCGGCAATGGACCGCATTATGGCAGCGCTGCGCAAGGCTTCAGGTAATGATGCATTCAACATCACCTTCGTGAAGGTCCCATCCACTTTCGCGCAGCAAATCATCAAGGGCAAGCATCGCCTGGCCATTTACACCTACGACGAGGATTATCTCGAAATGAAGGTGCATATGCCGGAATTGCTGCCGGTTCGCGCCCGCGACTTGCTGACCTACGAGTGTGGTTACCGGTCGGCGTTCGGCGGCGCGATGTGGAAGCAACCGCAATCGGCGGTTTACGTCGACTACAAAGCCTGAGCCAGGGGGCGTGATGGTTGATGACTTTCTCGCCCGCTACCCCGAATTTCAGAAAGTAGACAAAGGGCGGCTTAATCTTGTGTTAGAGGATGCCGCCCTTGAAGTCTCTGCTCGCGTTTGGGGGAAGCTGCATGAAAAAGGCGTTTTTGCGCTGGCTGCGCACCTGCTTTATGTGGGGGGAGCGCTGACCAAACGCGGAACCAATAACGGGAAGCCAGTCCAGGCAGCGACCAGCAAAACGGCGGGCGGCTTGTCGATCGGCTACGCAGATCCGTCTGCTGGTTTCGGTGCTAACCACCAGGGGCTGGCATTAAGCAGTTATGGCCAGGAGTACCTGCGCCTGCTCAAGCTGGTAGGGCGCCATATGCTGGTTGTGCGATAGCGAGGTTTTTATGGGAGTGAAGTTTTCCGAACTGGATGAGGCGGCGGAACTGGCGGGCAGCGATTTGTTTGCCGTAAGTCAGAAAACCGCCAGCGGGGGCTGGGTGTCTCGAAAACTGCCCGCAGAGAAGGTGAGAACTCTCATTTCACCCTCTGACAGTGGAACGAAAAGCCAGGTCACTGGGGGGAATTGGAGCAGCAGTTATCCGGATAACCTGAAAGCCGCAAACGCCCACGGAACCAAAGGCGTCAGCGAGTACTGGAAAACGACTTTGGAACTGAGTAAAGCGGCTAAAGATCAGCGGCCTCCGGTTCATTGTGCATTACAGACTGTACCTTGTAACGCATCAGGTGAGCTGCTGCCTTATAGCTTGAATTTACAGTATGTGTCTTCTTCTACGGTGCCAAAAATCATCATGATTCTGGTCATTTACGGGAAGGCAACACAGGCGTTGGATCTGACTTCGGGGGTGTATAGCCCTCTGGGTGTGGTTAACGGTGTTGCTTATGAGCCTAAGTATTCGTTGACTTATTGGTATTGACAGAAAGCCATGTTTAAAAATTCAGGGAAGTTTGATGCCTCCAAGCTGAAGTCGGTATTGACCAAACTGGAAAAGGCCAAGCGTTTGTCTGTTGCGGTAGGGGTGCCCGCGGCAAAGAACGCGGCGCGCGGTGAAACCAATAACGCCACCATCGCAGCGGTTCATGAGTTTGGCGCAGTCATTCAGGTAACCCCCAAAATGCGCGGATTCCTGCATCACGCCGGTATTCACCTCAAGGCAGATACGGCGCAGATCACTGTTCCTGAGCGCTCGTTCCTGCGCGCGACGGTTGCAGAAAACAAAGCCGCTGCTGCGTCATTCCTGGCGCGGGGTATCAACGCAGCGTTAACCGGCGATGCAGATATTAAAACGCCGTTCGACACGCTTGGGCGCAATATGGCCGGTCTTGCCCAGCGAAAAATCCAGTCCGGTATTGCGCCACCGCTCAGCGCGGCCACCATTGCCCGCAAAGGCTCTTCCAAGCCGCTGATCGACAGCGGGCAATTGGTGCAATCCATCACCTGGGAGGTGCGTGATGATTGATGATTTCGTTGAAGATATTTTCGACGACCCATTCTTTCAGCAAACCACTGATTTTATCCGTATCACCGAGTCACTCACGCCTTACGGCACACCCGCAAAAGTGAAAAACACCCTAAGTTTGGTCTGCATCATCCAGCCTGCCGGCAAGGACGATTTGGCGATCTTGCCGGAGGGCAACCGCTATAACCCCACCATTCGGGTGATGACGCAGGAGGCCGTCTACGCGGGGGATGAGCTTTTCCACCATGGCACCCGCTGGAGGGTTATCAACGATGCAATCTGGAGCGACTACGGCTATTACGACTGCCTGGCAACTCGATTTGAAGGCAGTCAGACAGACGATAGCAACGGTTTTATCGTTACCTAGTGAAATGGTGCTTGATGCAGATGAGATGCCGGATGTCTCAGCGTTCAAGGCCTTTTTGACCGTCGGTCGCGTGTCGTCTGAACCTTTGGGGCAAGAGTATCGTTTTGATGGCGAACATGAGCGGGAGACAGTGACGGTAAGTCGCCTGACGGTGCTCTCTGTCAACGCCTACGGGCGCAATGCCTATCCGCTTATCGAAAAGTTGGGCTCGGCGCTGTCAACCAGTGCAGCACAATCAGCATTGAAGCGTGCAGGGGCGGCGATTATGCGTCTGTCACCCACGCGCAATTTGCCAACAGCCATAGCCGGCGGCTTTGAACAGCGGGCGCAAATCGACATATCCCTTTCTCATGTCCATCGCGTAGAGGCGCAGGTGTATCGCGCTCAAACGGTGGAAATCATACCGCAAGAGGACAAGCAATGAGTTTATCAATCAACCAGGTGATAAATGCGCAGATTATGCCGTCGGCGATGGCCGCAGCGCGTCGCGATTTGTCAATGGCCGCGCTGTTCACCCCGGAGGTGGGGCAGGCCTTCACTGACGGTCAAACGCGTTACGTGACGGTTGCCAGCGCGCAGGACGTGGCGAATCTATTCGGTTCCGGCTCATCCGCTCACAGAGCTGCGCAGGCGCTGTTTTCGGTTCGCCCCAAACCCAACAAGGCAATCGTGGCGCGCTGGGCGCGGGAAAAGCAGGCAATCCCTGCGGTCGCGGCTTCGCTTAAAGGAGGCACGCTTTCTATCGGGTTGTCGGCGCTCA